GCGCGACGAGTGGGGCCCGGCAGGCGGTAGACCGAACCCCCAGCCCGGCTCGTCGGCACACCACGTCGTCGGCCGGGATGAGGCCACCTCCAACCAAGGAGCCTCATGAGCAACATCAAGATCGGCCGATACGCCGTAGTCGAGACGGACGGAGAGTGGACCGGGTTCGTCGAGCCCGAGGATCGCTCCTGGATCATCTTCCTCAACCATGAGGGCAAGCCGGGGCTGTACTGGTCCCAGCGCGACCCTGATGGTGGAGTGGTCGGAGATCCGCTCACCCTCTAGCGTTCGCCCCGCGTACTGATCGGGACGACCGTTAGGCGCGACTAGCAGACACCCGGAGTGCGAGTCCCGGGCGCGCACCAGAGACCCCGTGCTAGCCCAGGGTCTCTACCCACTCGGCACCGCAGCGCCGGCCGACGACCAACACTCGCCGCCACGCGCGACCGCCTGAGCCCGCTGCGGTGCTGGGCAACGTCAGGAGGGGCGGATGGCCTGGGACACCAGCACCCGCCGCCTACGCCTCCCGCCCGACTGGCCCGCCATCCGCCAACGCGTCAAGCGTCGAGCTCGCGGCCAATGCGAAGCCCAACACCATGCGCCTGGGTGCGACGGGACCGGCACTGACGCCGACCACATCATCCCCGGCGACGACCACTCGCTCGCCAACCTCCAATGGCTCAGCGGACCGTGCCACAAGGCCAAGACCGCTCGCGAGGCCGCCGAACGCAACCGAGCACGAGCGCAAGCCCGACGACGACCGCACGAACGACACCCAGGAGTGACGACATGACCAAGGTCAAGATCGCCAAGAGCATCGGCGGCCACAAGGCTGGCGACACCATCGACGTCCCCGAGGCCACCGCCGAGCGCTTCATCGCCCGCGGCATCGCCGAGAAGCCCAAGGCCGCCACCAAGCCCGCAGCCAAGGCCGACGACAAGTAGCAGACGGTGGGGGGCGACTCCCCCTCCCCCCGGCGACCAAGACCGCTGGGATAGCAACTCCGATTCTGCGTGCTCCATCACCCCGTTTTTCGGCCCTGGCGGCCGCCTCGAGCCCCAGGAGGGCACCGTGACCAAGACCGCTGCTCCCTCTGGCCTGCGCGATGCTGGCGCTGCTCTGTGGCGTAAGGTGACCGACCTGTACTCGCTGCGCAGCGACGAGCTGGTCACGCTCGAGTCGGCGTGCCGCGCGACGGACCGCATCTCGCTGATGCGTGACGAGCTCGGCGACTCCGTGACGGCGACCGGCTCGATGGGCCAGGTCGTGGTGCATCCGCTGATCCCTGAGATCCGGGCGCACGAGGCGCAGGTGGCGTCGCTGCTGGCTCGCCTCAAGCTGCCTGACGCCGAGGGTGCTGCGGAGGCCGCTGAGAGTCGCTCCACGAAGGCTCGTGCCGCGGCGCAGTCGCGTTGGGGCCAGGCTCATGGCAAGGGCGCGTAACGCCGGTCCCGCACTGCTGGTCTCTCGTGAGGCCGAGAAGCAGGAGATCGTCACCTGGTACGAGGGCCTGATGGCCGAGTCCACGCCGCCGACGGGGCTCCGGTGGGAGCCGGTTCGGATCGGCCCGACCTGGCAGTACGAGGACGCGTGGCTGCTTCCCGAGCGCACTCTCGGCTGGGACTTCCTGGCCTGGTGCGGGATGTGGCTTCGGGGCAAGCGTGGGCCGTGGGCGTTCACCGCCGAGCAGGCTCGCTTCATCTTGTGGTTCTACGCTCTCGACGAGCAGGGTCAGTTCGAGTGCCACTCGGCGGCGTTGCAGCGGCTCAAGGGCTGGGGCAAGGATCCGCTGGCGGCGTGCATGGCTGTCGGGTCGATGTTCGCGGACGTGAACTTCGATCGCTGGGATGGTGACCGTCCGGTGGGGCGCGAGGAGCCCAACGCGTGGATCCAGCTCGTGGCGGTCAGCCAGGAGCAGACGAAGAACACGATGAAGCTCATGCCGGGGCTGATCCCTGCGGAGACGCGCGTGCGGTTCGGCGTGCAGGTCGGCAAGACGTCGGTGTGGGGCCTGGGTGACACGCGGCAGATCGAGGCGGTCACGAACTCGACGATGGCGATCGAGGGCGGCCGGCCGACGCTGGTGGTCCGCAACGAGACTCAGAACTGGAACGCGAGCAACGGCGGCCACGACATGGCCGGCGCGCTCGAGGGGAACGCGGCCAAGCGTGACATGGACTCCCCGGCGCGGATGCTCGACATCTGCAACGCGTTCCGGCCGGGCGAGGATTCGGTGGCGCAGCGGGTGCGCGAGGCGTGGGAGTCGACGCTCGGCGACGTCGAGGCTGACGACGAGGCCGACCGGCCCAAGATGCTGGACTTCGGCCTGCTCTACGACTCGCTCGAGGCCCCGCCCGAGGCTCCCCTGACCGCGGACGCCGCCCCTGAGGTCGTCGCGGCGGTGCGGGGCGACGCTGACTGGCTTGACGTCAAGGGCCGCATCCTCAAGTCGATCCTGAACCCCGCGAACCCGCCGAGCGAGTCTCGGCGCAAGTGGTACAACCAGGTAACAGCAGCCGAGGACGCGTTCACGACGCCGCAGCATTGGGATCCTGGCGCGCGTCCAGATCTCGTTATCGAGGCGGGCGACGAGGTTGTCCTGACGTTGGACTGCTCGAAGTCCGACGACGCTACGGGCCTGATCGCGACTCGCATCACGGACGGCTTCGCTCACGTGCTCGGCATGTGGCAGAAGCCGCCTGGCGAGCGCGGCAAGGGCTGGCTTGCGCCGCGCGAGAAGGTCGACGCGGCTGTGACTGCCGCGATGGAGTCCATGAACGTCGTCGCATTCTTCGGCGATCCATCGCACGTCTTGGACGACGAGACTCGCGAGCGGTATTGGGATGCGCTGTTCGACGAGTGGCACCGCCGATACCGGCATCGCCTGCGATTGTGGGCGAAGCCCGGTAAGGACGCCGGTCATGCGGTCATGTTCGACATGGCGCTGTTCGACAACCAGAAGCGATTTGTCGAGGCGGTCGAGCTCGCAGAGGCCGCGCTCGAGGCCGCATCCGTTCTCCATGACGGGGATCCGCGGCTTCGTCAGCACGTCCTCAACGCACGGAGGCAGCCCACGCGAGCGGGCATGTCGATCGCCAAGGAGCACCGTGAGTCCAAGGCGAAGATCGACCTCGCTGTCGTGTGGGTGATGGGCCAGATGGTCCGCCGC